AGCATTAAACCGCCGATACCATGACTACTAGCGTAAAATCCGTCTTTTAGTTTCATCTTTCTACCACCTCTTCCACTGGCACAGCAAATGGCCAGTATCTTTCATCAATTGCTTTTATTTCTGATTCCGTAAATTTCATATCATCAAAATCATTGTTGTCTGCAATTGTTATATTTCCTCGATCATCTTTCATTAGATACGTCTCTAAATCCAAATGATTAAAATACACAACTGGTAACTTCACATAATACAACGGCTCTTTCTCGACCTCGTAGCCGTTGTATAGGCTCAATAGTGTTTCATATGATTGTCTCTCTGCCCAAGCGAGTAATTCTTCTCCTTGTTCTTGCGTCAATATGCCATCTCGTACAAACCAATCACAGAAATAATATGAATCACCATCTTTGGATTTGATTAAATACGCTATTTTTTCAGCTTTTGTAAAAGGGTCCGTAGATTTCTCAAGCCAACCGGCCACGAGTTGTGGAATAACTGGTTTCTGCGGTTCGTCTAGTGTTACTTTTGGTTGTTCCTCTTTTAGTTTAAATTGATTGTTAAATGTTCTTATATAGCTTGAATACCGCTTGTCACCATCATCATCTTTAATTACTGGTTCGTTGTCACTATCCAAAAATACTGGATATTCTTTACCTACTGTCCACCATCGTTTATCTGATTTTGTGCAAACATAGGTTTGTCCTTCTTTAAACTCTAATTTGTTCATTTTTATTCTCCTTACTCAAATTCGACTTCTGTCTCGTATTTTTCAATCAATTCCATTACTTTTTTCACTATTTCAAACTCAACAGCTTTTGATTCTTCGAAATCATGTACGATTTCTGGAAACAGTACATCATCAACTACCCATAAAATAATCTGGCGCTTTCCACCAAAATTTATAATTAGATGATCCGATTCCACAGATACTGTTGCTCCTGATTCGATATCATATAAATCCATGCTGAATTGAATGAGCTTTTTTATCATTTGCTATCCTCCAAATCACTCGACTTCACGAATACACCATCTACCATTTTCCCTGTGCGTCCTTTGATTTCGTTGTATGCTATTTCTAAACACTCTTGTACGTTTGTCCCTTTTTGCATGGAAAGGATAATCAGCGTGACGATTGTGTCGCCTATGCCGTCTTTCACAGCTTCCATGTTGCCACGGAGCATACCAGCAGCAATTTCAGCCGTTTCTTCAGCTACTTTTAAAAACTGTTTTTCCGGAGGAGTGTTATGCAATCCTCTCTCCACCGCCCACAATTTCACTAAATCTACTAACGTTGAAACCGTAATTTTGTCAACATTTTCTTTCACCTCTTCAATGGATACATACTCAAAAATAAATTTACGTGTATTTCCATTCATTTCAGAAATATTTTTATCACACCATCTTTCTGAATACCCATAGTGTTTTGAACAATCTCTTGCAGAAAGAAAATATCTAGTTACTCCTGTCTCTTTTTCATAACATTTTACTGGTTTGCCATTTTTGGCTTTCACTGCTGTTTTTGCTACAACTGGATACTTCTTTAATCCCATAGCGTACGCATGATAAAGTTGTTCTGACCTGTCAGCCCACTCAAGGTTAGAAATGTGGCTATTGATCTTGTTACCGTCAATGTGATTGACAGTTTCTTTATTTTCTAGGTTTGGGATAAATGCTTCCGCAACTAATCTGTGTACTTTTGCCGTTTTTTTCTTCCCAAAATATGTCAGCTTCACTATTGGATAACCATCAGTATTTAACCGCTGCTGTAAAATCCTCGCTTTTCTTAACTGACCTCTAGCATCTATATAACTCAAAACAACTACTTCACCATTACGTGTAACTACGTGGTGAGGGAAATCCTTGACATACTCAAACTGCTTTTCTGACGAATCAGCTTGATCCAATCCCTTATCTTTAGCCCACTGCTCTACTTTTGTGATTAGTTCGTCCATTATTTCTCCTCCATATACCTAAACTGTCGTCCTTTTGAATCAATCCATAAACTCCTAGCTCTATCCCAAATAATGTTTTTGCTTAATCCAGTAATTTCAGATAACTGTTCAGCGGTACCTGTCACTAGAATTCGGTCACCATGCCAGATTGCAATTTTTCTCGGCGTTCTCCGTTTGGGCTTTTCATTCCACATTGATTTACCGAGCTTTTGGACTTCTTCAACTATTTCTTTGTCTTCTTGCCAATTCTCAGAATGTGTCAGTTTGATGATTCGTTTCATTGCTGCTTTCTTATCCACGCTCATTCCTCCAATCTCCGAATTTCCCTTCTTAAATTCTCTATGTGCAAATCGATTGCCTTTCTAGCCGTTTCATTGACCATCACTGCCTTTGTTCGTTCCAGATCGTCAATCTCACGCTGAAGGCTTCGAATACGCATTTGAATCACTTCTTCTGTTGTCATGATGGACCACCTCGTTAAAAACGCTCTTCCTTGAACGTATTCCGATATTTTTTAGCTAATATCAACGGCACTTGATATTGATGACAGAACAACTTTGCCTTGATCTTAAAGTCTTTTGTCTGCATTCCTTTAACATCTACGACTTTGACAAGTTTGCCGTTTTTATAAAATGTGAAGTCGGGAATATACTCGATCTTGCGATACTTCTTTCCGTCTAGTTCAAATTTCGGCATCAGCTCAAATCTTTCCTGAAGTTTTACTTTCCAGCCGTTCGCTTCAGCTTGCCACAAGGCTAGATCGTAATACTCTGCTTCCGCGATAGAATCAAACTTGATACCTCGATGAACAGTTTTTTTATTACGGTATTTATTCATGCGATACTACCTTTCACTGGTTTTATGCGCTTGTCTGCTGTTTGTTGGAATTTCAGCGCATAACCTTCTGAATTCTTAAATATCCTAGAAACAATTCTTTCGCCGTAGGCTTCTCTTAGTTCAGGACCAGATAAGTTTGTTGTGATGATCGTTGCCTTGTTCTGTCTGGCTTCTAAGAGCGTGTTTAACGTGTTGTTTGTAAACTGCCTACTATTTGATACCCCGCTACCTAATTCAGCTCCAATATCGTCAAAAACCACCAAATCAGTTGTTTTGATATCGGCTATAAGCGATCCTTCAATTTCTTTTCTCAGTTCAGCATTGTTATAAGAAAACTTTATTTGCTCTAATAACTCTTGATAGCTTATAAAAAGTATTTTCTTGTCATAATTTGAGCGCTCAAGTATTTCCCAAGCTGTCGCCATTGACAAGTGGCTTTTTCCGCTTCCTGATTTCCCTGATAGAATGAAATGTGCAGGATGGTTCAGTAGGACATCATTTACATAGCTTTTAGCTCTTTCTAAAGCAATTTTCGTTTCTTGGTCCACTACGTGATAATTCTCCATTTTGCATTTAAACAAAGTTTTATCTGTTAATACCGAACCATTTTGAAAAAAACTCAAAGCTCGTGCTTTTAAGCTGTCGTTATATATCCTTTCGGTCTGTATATCCTCTTTCACACGTAACGCTTTATAACCACAACTCATGCATGTTGGTTTACAACGTTCTGAACCATCCTTATTTTTAGCTCGCCAACTATACAAAGGTTCGCTACATTCTGGACATTTTCCGCTTTGCACTAATACTCTTCTTATTAGCTTCTCCATAGCATTTGCTAGGCTTTCCATGTGATGCATCTCCTTTTTAAATTGGCAAGTCGTCATATTCACTAGGATTGCTGTACTGTAGTTTTTGACTTTGCTTTTTATGATTATTCTTGTCTGCTTTGATTTCGAATTTGAGCTTCTCAAATTTTTCTCTCAATTTCTTAGCACTTCTAATATTTCCAAACCAAAATTCATTTGTAGGTAGCCAATTGATCACATACTCAATCGCTTCTATAGATGCTTTATCTCTTTCTTCCATCAACCTGATTGTGTCTGCCCATTTTTCGATATCTACTTTATTCATTTCTTTTGGAAAATCTTCAGTTAAATTACTTTGCAACTTTTTAGCAAGGCGTAAGTGTTCGTTAGAATACTTACCTTTCTTTTCTTCTTTATCTATATCTTTATCTTCTTCTATATCTTTATCTGTACCGTCACGTGACGTCACGCTAACGTCATTTTCCAATTTGAGACGTTCCTGTCTCTTCCTTTCTCTGTATTTACGGTTTCTTTCAGCATTTTTTAGCCTTACTTTATCCATCCCCTCGATATTTTGATGTTTTTCCCAATTACTGATGGCAATTAGTCCATCACTGCCTAGATCAATCATGTTGAAATTTGCCAATGTGGTTAGTGCTAAGCGAACCGTATTTACGTTTTTGCCAAACAATGTAGCAAGCATTTCTTCGGTATAAGGCATGTTCCTCTGGATGTATATTAGACCATCGTCGTTAGTCTTTCCTGCTAAAACTAGTAATCGAATCCATATAACGATGATGGCATCCGACTCAGGAACAGCTTGAATTAATCGTATTTTTTCATCGTCAAACATAGTAGTTTTAAGTTTGATCCAACTTATCTCAGCCAAATTTATCCTCCTATCCTTAACTTTTTAATCGTTTCATGACTTAACTTGATTCCTTTGATTTGATACTTATTTTTGAAATTGGTCACACCTATTTTGTGTTTCTCTGTGTGATGGATTCTGCAGAGTGCTGCAAATGTGTACTCTGAATGATCAACTTCTTTGCGCTTTCGTCTTCCTAAAGCTTTGTCAAAGTGATCAATATCAGCTCCTGTTTTGCCACAGATGCAGCAGACTCTTTTTGTAATGCATTTGTAGAAGTAATACTCTTGATTCGCTGGTAAAATCTCATAGCCTTCTTTGAAAGGAATATGATGTTCAAAGATAAAATCTAGGATGATATTTGCTAAGACGTTAGCATCACTCACAGTCGTATTCGATTCATCTTTGAGGCTTATTTTGCGCCCTGTGACACCTTCAAAGCGGAAGTAAAAGAATTCCTTCCAGAAGTCCGTTGGCATCCCTGTATCGATGAAAATATCGCCTATGAGTGCATAGATGAAGTTTCGTTGCTGTACAGTGAAACGTCTAGGATCAATAAAACGAATTTCAATGACTCGATCGCCATCGTAGCCGTCATACATCGTCTTTAGTCGATCAATGTTCACTTCTTCATTGATCGTTGCACCTATGTCTTTTCCTTTGAACTTTTTCAGAACTGCTGAATATGAATCGATTAATGGTTTAAACACTCATATCACTTCTTATCTAATTCTTTTCTCTTAGCTGCTATTGCTCGCTCCATCAAGGCGCATTGCTCATAGCTTAACTGTTCAATAGTTTCAACGTTATCAGCTAAGAGCCCTAATTTATCTGTCTGCTCATTAACATATTCGATTAAGGTTTTGGTCATATCTTTACCCATCTGCTCATTGAAAGCTTCTAGAATCGTCTCTAGCATGTTTAATTTCTTTGTATCGATTCTAGGTGGTGTTGGAATATCTTCCCCTTGAAATACATATAATCCCAGTCCGTGTAGAGCCAATGCTTTCACAAAGCATCGCTTCAATGAGTTATTGATTTGCATAGCATTTGGTTTAACAACTGGTTGGTTTCGATAATCTAAAACAGGAAATAACTCGGTTTCCGTGTGTCCTTTAACCGTTACTGAGACAGATACATAAGTCCCTGTTTCGTCCATAAGAAAAGGTTTGTATTCCTCAACAAGAAAGTCTTGATGAGTTCCAGAAACAACCCTGTAGTGTTTATACTCATTAATAGTTACCGTTGCCTGTGGATCATTCTTTTTCATAATCTCCCACGCGTGAGCCCAAGATAAATAATCAAAATTTCCTTTTTTCTTGAGAATTTTATTTAACTTACGACTAAAAAGTTTTTCAAAGTTCGTTGTCCCTTTGCTTTCACTCATCAAATTCTGCCTCCATTTCAGCAATGTATTTCTTACCTGATCCGTAATAAGAGATATCAATCAAGTTATCTCTGTCGTACTCTTCTAGTGCATCAATCAAGCCATCTTCGATGACATAGATGTATTCAGGTTTTCTGGACCGCTTCGATAGATGAATAAGATAGACATGATCCCAAATACTCACAAAATTCCCCAAATCATCTTGATCACATGCTAGTTCTTCGTTCGTCAAAAGATTTCGTCTGATTTTTCGATTATTTGTTTCCTTGATATTCGACTTGCCCCATTCAGAATCAGTCAAATATTGATCTAAAGTGGAAAGTTCTTTATTCATATGCTAAAATTCTCCTTAGATATATTTTGTTTTGTGACTCTATGCTTGCCGGCTGAGTCACTTTTTTATTTGTTGCCAAGCTTTTTGCTTATCAATATGTTGTTGGCTTAGGATGCTTGGTTTATTGTGTCTCCACCAGCGATTAGCAATTACCGTCCCTATTCTTAGCGCTTCAGCTCTATTCATTTTCATCACCGAAAAGTCTTTGTTGTCTGTTCAGTTGATCGATTTCCATGCGGATCGCAGTTTCTGGTAACCACATTTCAATAAATGAAACAGCATCATCGAATCTCTTACGAGGTAACTCGCCATATCTTGGGATTGAAAAGGTACGTTTAAATTCAGACCAAAATTTTGAGAATACTTTTTTACTGATTTCTTCATAAGCTCGGCTTTCTTTACCTCCTAAAACTTCCATAACTTTCATATTTCCTTTTTGCTTAATTTCAAACTCTTGTTGTCCGCTAATTCGCATAGTATCTTTAAGCATGGAGACATCTTTTTTAACATCTTTCATTTCTTCTAGTTGGTAGATCATCATATCTTCAATTGTTTGAGGAACAGTATTCTTGCGAATAACATCTTCCATTTCGTTGAATGCTTCAATGTATTTTTGTTTGAAGTAAATAGCTTTCTTTCCTGTAAAACCCATAGCCAACAAGAAAAAACCATCTCTACTAATGAAGAAAACTCGTCGATTTCTGCCGTATGAATCTGGTTCATTACCTTCCACAAACATCTGCTCAAAATTGAGCACATCTTCTTTTAACTTTTCAATATCTCTCAAAACATTTTTGTGTTCTTTTTCAAAACTATCTGCGACTTGCAAACTCGTAGTCACAGCTTCTTTATTTTTCAAAATTACTAATTCTTGCATTATTTCTTCTCTCCTTTTTGATATAATTTTTTTATCGGCAAGTGGTCTGTCGAAATATAAAAAGGTGGTGACAATATTTGGAAATTTTAGATTTGCTTACAAACGACGCAAAATATTTGTTAGCTTCAATGTATAAAGCTTACGTTGAGAAAAGAAAGGCTGGTTCTTTGAAAAAAGATGCTTCTCACTTCGGATCTGTAGATAATTTGCATCATGATCTCATGTCTGAATGGCCAGTCGAAGATGTACTATCGACATGTTACGAATTAAAAAAACATGGATTAATATCAGGAACTCTTGCAAGTGGAACGTTTTTTAGAATATTTATTACAACTGAAGCAATCGCTATAATGGAATCTCGTTTCAAAGATAGGGTAGATTCAATACTGGATTATGCTAGTAAAATAAAAGGTTTAATTCCCTTCTTTTAAACCAAAAGGATCTTTAGTCAGATTGTCAATTTTACCTTCTAACTCTAAAAATGTTTGTTGATTTTTTATCCGTAACTCACGATTAGCTTTAGTGTCTTCGAGCAAAGCACTAAGGCTATTTGCAATGTTTTCTAACGCCGTCGCAATCCGTTCTTCTGTAGTCATATTTTCTGCTCCTCCACTTAATATTCTTGTGATACTGTATTAGTCAGTCCCTCCCGACTGGCTTTTTTGTTTTGTACTCAGCTTCATCAAGCCCCATAAAAATCCAGACCATATATACGATTGTGCCGATTAATGCTTGTCTGCTTCCCCAAAGTCCTAAAGCGTAGATAATTAGTGGCGCGCTGAATACTAATGCTCTGTTGAATTTACCCATCCGCTTACCTCCTTAAGATTTCCGAAAAATTTGTTTCTAAAAATTCAAGTGTTTTACTTCTTAAAAATAGATATGTGTCTCTTCCTTCAACTGGATAATAGACAAATCCATTTTTATTTTTTTCGATATCGATAATATTTCTATATCTTGGGTTCTTTAAAACTCTAGAAGTAAACCAATCATATTTTCTGTTAATCCGTTCTAGCACTTCTGGCAACGTCATCCATCTACCAGTATCATCAGCTTTTTTTAACTCCTCATAATCCACTTGGGAGATAATTACATAGCCTTCTGGAATTGGGATTTTTGCTTCTAGATATTGCATTAGCTGTTCCTCCTATTGAATACCTAATATTTTTTTTACAGTTTCTATGTGTTCTTTAGCTTTTTTTCCATCACGATTGCCGTTTAGAATATCTGATAAATAAGCTCCTGAAATACCAACAAGCGCAGCTAGTTCTTTGAAAGTCATTCTTCTTTTTCTCATCTCCGCTCGAATTTTTAAGTCCAAATTCTCAGACATAAAAATAGCTCCTTTCTAAAAAAATAATCTGTAAGCTAAAAAATTAGCTAATATTCGTTGACAATAACTAATATTTTTATTAGTATATAGACATAGCTAAATAAGACACAGAAATGCCTAGTAATTTACATTTCAGAGTTTGCCGACCGTGAAGTGTTTATTAGTTATCAAGTCTTTTTAGCTAATATTTTAGCTTACGAAAACAGTATACTAACATTTTTATTAGTTGTCAACACCTTTAACTAATTTTTTTATTAGTGTTTTCGTAGCTTGTGAGGTGCGAAAATGAATTTACTAGATAGAATAAAGGAATTAGCTCATAAAAGAGGTATAAGTATAACTCAACTGGAAGAAGAATTAAATATACCTAAAAACACGATTTATCAATGGAAAAATAGAACACCTAGTACTAAAAGACTACAACTTGTAGCAGATTATTTTAATGTAACTACTGATTATTTACTCGGTAGAAACCAAGTTCCTGACTGGGCAACAAAAGATGAAGTAGTTGAACTTGATAAATTACTAGATTCAAATGTCAATATGTCTTATGGCGGAGAAACACTGACGCCTGAACAGGTCCAACGCGTAAAAGATATCCTTATTGGAACCTTCTGGGATATTGTGAAAGAAGACAAAGAAAAAGGCAAAAAGATGTGAGCTTATGGAGATGGATACGATTAATTTAGTCGAGGAGTTGAAGCGGAAATACCAGTCCGCTAATCCTTTTTATATTTGTGAAAAGATGGGCATTAAAATTCAATACGTTCCTTTTATCGAAAATCCCAAAGGACAGTTTCAAGAAATTAGAGGTCGTGCAATAATCTTCTTAAATGATGAACTGCGAGACTCTGAGGAAAGATTCTACATTTGCGCTCACGAATTAGGTCACGCTATTTTTCATCGTGGCTTATCCAGTTACTATGTATCAACAAGAACATCTAGAAGCAAATCTGAAAGCGAAGCTAATTGCTTTGCTGCTAATCTCATTGTTTCTCTATACAAAGAAGACAATGATCAATATCCTAAACGAATTGATGAATTAAAGAATCTTTACGGACTTCCAGAAAGCGCTTATCGCTTTCTTATATAATGTAAAAAAAGCCCGTGCTGCAACACGGACTCATACCTCAATTACGAGAATACGTTTATATTATAACAAGAAATGAGGAGTGAGTAAAAATGAAAAAGAAATTTATCCCTTTAGTTATTCTTGCTGCTTTGTCATTAGCCGCGTGTGGTAGCTCGGATAATTCTTCAAGTGCAAATAGTAGTACAAAAACTTCAGAGTCTACTACTGTTAGTTCTGCAGAATCAAAAAAAGATTTACCTTCAGAAGATCAAGGAACTGGAATAATGTACTTATCTGGTCCTGGAGGAACAACAGAAAACGGAGAAACTCTTACTATTTTTGATGATGGAGATACACAAGTAATGCAGATTGGTATGGATGTTAGTGAGTTAGATGGAAATAAATTATCCTATATTTATATTGATGGATCACTTTCTTCTAAAGAACAGGTGTCAACTGGACAATCTACTTTAGGTCTAACAAAAGAAAATTTGACTCCAGGAAGACATACTGTAAATCTTGTTCAATACGATAATAATAGTGAAGATGGATCTATTGTTATAAATAAAGTAGCTAACTATGAAGTTACTAAAAAATAAATATTAAATATTGGAGAATTATTATGGCAAAAGCATCTAAAACTCAACAAGCATTAATAGAAAATGTTCTAGACTATGCTTCAAGTTTCAAAAGAGGTAACGTACAATCTGTATCATTCAATATCCAAAGAAAAATTAGCAGCAGTGCAGTTTCTTCTATGGACGATAAACTAAATGATACTTTAAATACTATTTTACATGGATTACAACAAATGGATTATGAAATCATAGATATAGCAGTCAATTCGATGCAAGTTAAAAATCCATTGAGTGGCATGTCCTTAAACTTTAATTACACTATTTTGATCAAATAATAAAACACGCCCCACCGACCAAAGCGAGCGTGTTCTAAAAAAAAACAAACCTACATAATAGGCTTCTTTACGTTGTCTATTGTATCAAAGAAAGTGAGCCGATTCAATCATGGCAAGATTTGTGAAACGTGGAAATAGCTGGCAATATGAAATTTCATACAAAAAAGATGACGGAAAATACACGAAGATAAGAAAATCAGGATTCAAGACAAAAGGCGAAGCAAAAGATGCCGCCAACGAATTAGAATATAACCTAAACAAAGGCCTTAAAGGGGATCGCAAAAATCTATTATTATCAGATTACTTTGAGGATTGGATGCAACTTTATAAAGAAGGAACAGTATCTCCTATCACTTATAGAAAATACGAAGATACGTTAATGAACATAAAGAAATATATGCCAGCGGTATTGATTTCTGATTTAGATAGAGTTGGATATCAACGCTTTTTAAATAAGTATGCGAAAGACCATGTAAAATCCACCGTTATTAAGTTTAATAACCATATTAGAGCATCGTTGAAAGATGCCGTAGAAGAAGGATTAATTCCGTTTGATCCAACTAGAAAAGCAGTAATCAAAGGAAAAGATTCATTGAAGCCAAAAGAAGATAAATATTTAGATTATGATCAATTTAAATCTTTAATGAAACTCGTAGAAGAAAACCTTTCTGCACAGTACTCTTCTCCTATGCTCGTGTTAGTTGCTGGTGCTACTGGAATGCGATTTGCTGAACTTCTAGGATTAACATGGGAAGATATCGATTTCGAAGATCAAATCATCACTATTAATAAAACATGGAATTATAAATTAAATGAATGGGGAAAAACAAAAAACGAGACTTCAAATCGGAAAATTTCAATTGATAAACATACGATTGATCTCTTAAAAAAGTTTAAAATCAATCAAAAAGAATTATTCGAGAATTTTGAAGTTAAAAACCCTCATAATTTTGTTTTTTTCAACTTATGATTTGTCAAATTAAGCTAGAATAAAATGCTTCTTGTACATAGCTCAAAAAT